TATCGGTGGCTTCTCTGTCTGGAAGGCTAGGTCTCCTTTGCTGTTGCGACCGCAGTCAAGGTCGAGGAATAAGTCAGCCTGACGTATGGTGCCATCAAGCATGTCATCCCAACCCGTGTACTGGTGGCCCTCACCCATGCAGACGACATGGTGGTCTAGATCAAGCAAGGCTTTGTACGTACTATTGGAGTACGTCTTAATAGGCTCGCCTCTCTTGTCTAGATCCTGCCGACAACCAAGGATGATGTTAGCCATTAGGGGAGCCTCAAGGGGCAGTAGACGTAGTCTTGTTTCGATAGACCGTGGGCTACCTTTTTGTTTCTAGCAACCTGCTTCTTGATCTCGTCTTCGGGTGCATCCCAACGGCCACCTTCTGTGTCGCCGAGCTGCTTGAATTTGTCTCGCGCCTCGATGATGTCAAGCCACTTGAGGGGGTGGGAGATGAGGCCTGCCTTAACTACCCGACCAGACCACTCACCGTGGGCATACCCTACGCCTTGGAAGGCTGGGTTGAAGGCACCAACTAGACTAATAACGCGGCGCGTTAGGAAAGTGAAGTCACCTCGGGGTGAAGATCCATAGATGGGGGTGGCGTTCATGGTCTTCTTCATGTACTCCGTGAACGACGGGAGGACTTCAGCCACTACCTTATCTTCTACCCGACACCAGTGGTGTACGTCCATGAGGGTCGAGGCTGCTTCGTATGTCTCAAACCAATTCTTCTCCGTAGGTACGAGGTCATCCTCAAGGATGCAGCTGAAGTGGTGGTTCTTCATGAGGTAGAGGGCGCGTGTCTTGTTGGCACCCACACCCAGGTTGGGGCCACGGAAGTACGTGACTCCTCTGGCGGTGAACTCATCTACCTCGGTATCGGTGCAATCCGTAGAACCGTCGTCGCACACGAACACGTCTGTCCCGTTGGGTACTGTAGACAGCACGCCTTCGATAACCTCACCGATATGGTCCCCTCGGTTGTATGTACTGATGCTAACTGCTCTCGTTACGCTCATCTTCTTCCTCTACTTCACATTGGTCAGCAAGGTATTGAAGAGCCGACGCCGCGACAATCAAAGCATGTTCAACGGAAGAGAAATCACCAGCCTGCGACTTAAGAAACCTCTCCTCAATCATGTCCATCATCTCAGTTCTAGTCAAAACAAATCTCCTATGATCTTGTTCCAATTATCAATGTAGGGTTTCGGGTCAGCTGCCTTCACTGCTGTCTCATAGCTGGCATCGACAAGGGTTGTCTTTAGTTCTGCGTTGTGGTACAGCCGGTCAACACATTTCGTCAGACCTTCAACATCACCTACCTTAGCAAGCAGGCAGTTCTTACCATCCTGCAAGAACTCAGCACCTGTGTCCGTAGATACGATGGCGCACCCGGAGGACATAGCCTCTAAGGTCATGCGGCCAAGGCCTTCGGAGTGTGAAGCGATCAGCCAGATATCTACCTGACCCATCAAGTGAGCCATCTCTTCTCTACTACAATCTGCGGCATAGTTCAACCAATTAGGCTTGGTCTGTGCAAACCCAGGAACCTCACCTACACCTACCATTCTAATGTTGTTAGGATATTTATGAAGCATAGCTTCCATAACCTGCAACGCATCTTTCGATCCTTTGAGTGGGTGTGCGTGGATAAGGGTACCAACTGTGATACCTGTTTCCTTAGTACCAAACTGCCTGCTGCCCGAAGCGCAGTTGAACAACTCATGACCGTAGTGGTACCAGCCTACGCGCTTGGCGTTGTGTCCTGTGCTATAGTCCCAACCTTCAGTAACATTATCGCAGGCTTCCTTCAACCACTGTGTGCTAGTAGCGATGGCGTCCCACTCTAGGTTTAGTGAGTTGGATTCCAGCTCCTGAAACCTAGGGTTATGAGACAGCTTAAGCATCACCTTATGCTTGATGTGTGCCATCTCAAGGAACTTATCGTTGTGTGGATTGTCTGAGTTAGAGATCAGCACATCACACGGTGGGATGTTCTTCCAGTCTACCATGAGTGGGACATCACACTGCTTCTGAATGAAAGGGTCAATGTCTGGGTAGATGGTATAGAGCGCCACGTTATGGCCTGCCTCTTTGAGGAGGTTCGCCGTGTTCAGAATTGTAGTAGGTCCACCGTGCTTCCTAAGGTGTGGAGTTATTACCGCAATACTCTTTGGCTCCATCTTGAGTTTAAGTTTCTTCTCTAGGAGTTCGATGAAGTCTCGCACGCCCTTGATTCTTTGGTACCGCTTCACTGTCTTTTGCCCATTCTCCTTCAAGGAAGCTAGACGTTTGGGCTCATTGAACAGTAGGTTATAGATCCTCTCAGCCATGGCAGGAGCAGCGGTCTTGTTGTTGAGGATGATTGCATCCTGATCGTTGGTAGCGTACTCGTTGATCCCCTTGTTATTCCAACACACCGGTACCACGCCAGAAGCCATAGCCTCAAGTGAAGGTAGACCGTAGCTGTGGTTGTGGGCAGGGTCAACGTAGATATCTACTTCAGTACCTAGTATCTTGGCGAACCGTGTCTGAGGCATCTTACCCAACCCGATGATCCAGGGTGAGCCTTGTACTGCATCAACCCCGTTAGCCAGGATCCTAATCTCTTTACCGTTCTTCTTACACAGTGACTGAAGTTGATCCGCCAAGTCAACGCCACGGTCATTACCCTTGAAGGGATACACCTCGTTGCCTAGAGAGATGAGGACCGTAGGTCGATCATCACCCTTGTCCCTACCCTTAGGGAAGAACAGGAGATCATCGTAACCTACGTTGATGTAACCGTGAACCTTGTGGCGCTTCGCCATCTTCTTAGCTGTCCACTCACTGTTTGTAATGGTGTAGTCAGCCAGTTTGTTTGCCGCAGCAATGCTCTTCTTCAAGGCAGTAGTGGGCGCGATGGAAGTGTCGTCGCTTTGGGAGAAGTGGACTGAGGTTAGGTTGGGGTTGTCGGTTGTTACTGAGGCCACCGCACCCATTAGCTCACCTGTACCTGCCACCACGATCCCAGACTTGAAGACCTTGTCTTCAAAGTTGTTGACGAAGTCAGCTGCCCCTTCAAAGATGACAGGAGCTGATCTTAAAATAGAGAGAGGAGGAGAGGTGTGTGTAGAATCTCGTCGGATGTGTGCTACCTTGGCCTCAACTCCTGTCTCATTAAGTGCGTTGACAATGTTGGCGATGACTGTCATACCACCACAGTTCTCGGTGCTGTATACCACGAAACAAATGCTGTACTTGGGGTTCTGTTTCTTGATGATATCCGTAGCGATCGGAGACCTAAGTAGCTTCAAAGAATCAGCCACGTTGAATGTCTTTTCCCACGCCTTGAACCCAGGCCAGATCGCGTGGAACCTTGAGGAGCCTGACTTCCTGAACCCCATGTGTTCCTCATCACCCATCACACTGAACGAGGTGCCTCTCTCATGGAAGATGTACGTGTCGTCGGCCAAGACTGCACGCCAGTTATTCACCTTCCCGTTAGAGATACGGGTGAGGGTACGCATCCAGAAGTCTGTCTCTTCCCCGTAGGAGATGTAGCCTTCGTCGAAGGCACCTATCTCTTCTATGAGGCTGCGTTCCATCATGAAGCAGAAGCCAGTCGGCATGATCTCCGGGTATCTGTGTGAAGACATCAGCTCAAAGGCCCGATTCATATCGTTGTAGTCGTACCCTTCCTGAAGGGGGATGCTGATGAGGGCTGTGTTGTTGGTGCATGGGTTGACAATCTTGTTACGTTCATCTGTTGCCAGCGCCATCACCATCTTGAACAGCCAGCCTTGAGTCACAATGATATCCGAGTTGAGCACACAAATGTAGGGGTTCTCTCCTGCATCTATACCCCGGTTGACCGTGGCTGCAAAGCCTCGGTTCTTCTTGTTGAAGAGGACAGTATGCTCTGGGTTCACCTTGATCCATTCAAACAGCCAGTCCCTAACGGCCTGATCAGGCGAGGCATCATCAACGATGATGAGTCGGTACGGCCACGTAGTACGGGCCTGTATCGAGCTAAGACAATGGACGAGTACCTGAAGCCCACCGTACACAGGAAGCACGATGTCTACTGGCTGGACACCCTTGTTGAGGATTTCAAAGAAGCCCTTGGTTCGATTCTTGTTGGACTTGATAAGGGACTGGTTGCCTTCTAGTATCTTCTGACCCAATGCGTCGAACTGATCTTTCAGTTCCTGAGGTAGTACCTGCATCTCCTCATCTAATGAGGCTATGAAGGCGTCAACTTCTGCTTGAGTCTTGCCTACCCAGTTACCTGTCTTATCAAACGACATGCTCAACAATCCTTATGTGTGCCACGTTCAAGATCTCTCGGGCCTTCTTGAAGTTATCTTCCCAGAGTTCCCACCTTCCATTCTCCCAGAACGGATCATCTTCCTTGGAAGGTATGACTAGCTCTTCAAACCCTGCCTGCACTATGGCCTTAGCACATTCGATGCAGGGGTGTGAGGTGACGTATAGCGTAGTGCCCAGCAGCTTGGTGCCGTTGCGGGCAGCGTTGCAGATTACATTCATCTCAGCGTGAGCGGTCCAGTTGTACTTCTCAGGGCGATCGTGAAGATCGTCGTCGTCGTCGTCGGCATACCGGATGAAGCCGTTGTACCCGATAGACAGCACTGTATTGCTATGACCAGCAGCCACCGCACCTACCTTCGTAGATCTATCCTTAGACTTAGAAGACACAAGGTGGGCCATCTCCATGAAGAAGGTGTCCCATCGGATTACGCTGTCGTCACGGTTGAAGGTCATCAGCCGTCGATTCTCCGTAGCTCTCTGGCATCTGCATCGCGTTGAATCTCCTCAACGACTGTACGGTTGTCGGTGACACAGTCGGCGTCGGTGAAGGTAAGTTGCCCATCGTCCCGCTCATTCGTTCGTAGCCCATCACGCCCACGGGTGTCGCACTCCGGGGGGACGTACCCATCTGCTCCGGATGACCATACTACGCCGTGGACAGGCGGTAGGTTAGGAGCCGAGGGCCTGTAGCGAGGGTCGTCCCCTGCGGCCATGCGGCTGTACCACGCAGCCTTCTTGAGATCTTCCTTAGTATCTACCTTGTGGCCTGCTCTCCAGTTGTACTTGATGTTGTTACCTCGGCAGTAGAATATGAATCCTTCCTCGCCTAGGGCGGCGCGGATAGCGTCGATGCATTCGATGTTGCTCTGGTTGTAATGGGACGGGCTGTTCACCATGTCTTCGCTCATGTCTTTCTCCTTAGGTATGCTACTATTATAGCTTTTATAGCCAGGGATTGCAACTATTTCTGCACATCCGGATCAACTTTAATTACCTGCCCTGTAGTGAGGTCAATCACCTCACCATCCTCAAAGTGACGTTCTATCACCTCCTCAAAGCAGGTGATGTGGAGCCTCCAGTCACCACTGATCATGATGTACATACCATCATCGTAGCTCAT